CATCTTTCTCGGACGCTCGAGCAGGATCTTTATGATCGGTAATAATTTGGGCGAAAAGTGCGTCATTGAACGCTGCATCGCCAACGCTGACAGCTTGAAGTTTGATGCGATCAAGATCCCCGTCATGATAAACGGCGAGCCGACATGGAAAGAAAAGGAAAGCCTCGAGGATATTGAAAGAGAAAAAGCCGACTACACGAAGCTCGGAAAGCTCGATATTTGGATGGCTGAAAAGATGTGCGTTGCCGTCGCTGAAGAGAGCAAAGTCTTCAAAGAAGATGATTTTCGCTATTTTTCACGTCACTCGCACAATGATATTGTCAAGCGGTGCAATCTTTACGCCTGCCTTGATCCGGCATCGTCTCCCAATCCGGAGAGCTGCTATCGAGCAATCACGCTGACAGGCGTTGACGCTGACAATCACTGGTTTTTGCTCGATGTCAAATTCGGGCGGTGGGACAGCTCCGAGATGATCGATGTGATCTTCTCAATGGTGGCAAAATATCGGCTTCAAAACTTCTACATCGAGAAAGGATGGTGGGAGCAAGTCATGAAGCCGTTTTTCATGAAGGAAATGTCAAGACGAAACATCTTCTTCAACGTTGTGCCGCTGGAGCATGGCAAAGTCGGCAGCAAGCTCGAGAGAATTAAGCTGCTGCAACCGAGATTTAAGGCGCACACGATATTTTTTGAGGACGAGGCTGACTGGCTGACAGAGTTTAAGTCGGAGCTTGCCGGAGTGACAAAGGACGCAATCAAGAGCGAATACATTGACTGCGTGGATGCTTTTGCCATGACGGAGCAAGTTGCGCTTCCTCCGGTCAATGCGCGTCCGAGTTATGAAACAGAATTGAGACGCCGGAGAGAAGCAGACAGCTCTTCACAAAGTCTCTTCTCGATTGCTGGATATTAGGGAGGGCGGAATTGAATATTTTACTGGGAACAAATGCCAGCATGGAGACAATAAACGGCTGGATCAAAGAAGTGAACAAAGAATTCGGGCTCTCGGAGCGTGATGCTTTGAGCTCAAGATATTTTTCGGCGATAAAAGATCAGTGCATTTTTATCTTTGAGCCGGAATTCGAAGCGGTGCTTTCGATCGACGTTGATATGTGGATGCGGCGAGAGATGCACATCGTTTCATATTACATCCGAAAAGATTGTCGGAATATCCGACTTTTCTTGAAGATACAAAGGAAGTTTGAGGAATTAGCGAGAGCGTTTGATTGTCAATATCTCGTGCAGGGAAGTCACTTCGGCGACAGGCTTTTCAAATACCTCGAACATAGCGGATATAAAGTCGCCACTATGAAAAAGGAATTGTAACAATGGGAAGTGCAAAAAAAGCAGTGAAAGCTATTGTTTCCGCTCCGGTCAAAGTTGTGTCCGGTATTGCAAGCGGTAACGTTAGCAAAGCCTTGAATGGTGCTGTTAATGCTGCGACTTTCGGGACAATGTCAATCAATGACAGATCCGGAGTTGTGGATGTTACGAAAACAGTCGGCGACTTAACAGGCGCAAACGCCATGAAAGACGCTGCCGATGCTCAAATGGCGGAAGCAAAGTCTTTAATTGAAGAGCAAAAGAACACTCAAGAAAAGGCAACAGAAACAGCCAACGCGGCTCGCAGGGCATATCACGCCAACGACAGCCGAACAATTTATACAACCGCTCTCGGCGATGTTGCTGAAACGGCAGCATCAAACAAGAGAAAAAGAACACTTTTAGGGAGTTAATCAGATGGGAAGTTCATTGAAAAGAGTTTCCGGTCTTCTCGGTCTTAAAACCGGAAGCAAAAAAGCCTTGTTACTGCAACAGATCCAGCAACAACAGCAATACAATTCTCCGGAGGCAAAAGTCGCTCGCGGCGAAGGTCGTATGATTGACGGCAAATATCAAGCCTTCAGTGCCGGAGACAAAGCTCACTATGACGCAGCTGAAGCAAACAAAAACGCAGCTTATCAAGACATCTCTGAAGGATCTGCGCTCGGTCAATATTTCGGCAATAATTCATTGCTGGAGAGCATCCGGAAGAAGAAAGAGGCTGTCAAATCAACCTTGCTCGGCGGCAATCCTTCAAATCTGGGTGGTTAATCATGGCAGAAGAAGAGAAAACAGAACAGCAGAAGCTCGACGAAGAACACATCCGTCTGGCTGAAGCGAATAAAAACGCCGAATATGTGGACTTGAATGAGACAAACAGAAAGCTCCATGAGCAGCTCAAACAAGCCGAGATCGGCAAAAGGAAAATGGGGGGCGACTAACAATGGAATTGTCAGCTGAAAAAATAGTCAAAAACTTTTCAAACCTCAAATCATCAAGAGGCGATTTTGACAGCTTATATCAAAGCTTGCATAATTACTTCTATGTTGAAGGTGCGAATATTACAGAGCAGAAAAACAAAGGAGCACAGCTTCACGCTTTGCTTGACAGCACATCGCTTGATTGTGCCGATGTTTTGGCTGCCGGACTTGCAAACTATCTGACGCCGGAAAGCTCGAAGTGGCTATTTTTGCAGCACTCAAATCGAGAGATCCGCGATCTTCCGGAAGTCAAAAACTGGATGCAGGAAGCAACAGAAGAGGTCTTGTGGACATTGTCTCGCTCGAACTTCTACAATCAAATGCCGATCTTTTATAAAGCATCCGGCGTTTATGGGACAGCTGCGCTCTTTACCGAAAAAGACAAAGATGACGGCGTCCGCTTCTATAACATACCGATCAAAAAGCTCTATTTGACGGAAGACGCAAGAGAGCGTCCGAATGAGTTTTATATCGAGTTTGAATATACTGCCGAGCAGGCTTTGAGCCGTTTCGGCGAACGGTGCAGTCAGAAGATCAAAGATGCTTATGCTGCCGGAAGAAACGAAGATCAAAAGTATAAATTTATTTGCTATTTCGGCAAGCGGCTCGAATACGATCAAGACAAACGTGACAAGATGAACATGCCGATCCGCATGACTTGGGTTGATGCAGAGACAAAGAAAGTGATGCTCGAGGACGGCTTCTGGTCGATGCCTTGCGTGGCGCATCGTTTCTATAAACGCTCGCAAGTTGTTTATGGATATTCTCCGGCGATGAAGGCTTTGCCTTATGCTCGCATGGCGAACACTATTTCGGACACAATGCTCCGTGCTGCAATGAAGCAATCAGATCCGGCGATTGCGCTTCCGGATGATGCTTTTCTAGGCACGCCGAACTTTAATCCGAGAGCGATCAACTACTATCAACGCGGCAAACTCAATCCGAAAGACGAAATTTTTCCGATCGGCAACTTCGGCAATCCTCATATTGCCATTGAACATCTGGAATTCTTCAAAAATCAGATCAGAGACATCATGTTTTATAATACGTTTCAAGCCTTCAGCGACTTGACAAAGCAAATGACAGTCCCTGAAGTGATGGAGCGCGTCTCCGAAAAGATGACTTTGCTCGGTCCGGCAGTCGGAAGATTTATGAATGATGTTCTTCAGCCGCTTATTGAGAAGGTCGTCTTCATCCTATTTGAGGACAATCGTCTGCCGAGAATGCCGGATGCAATGATGCAAGATCCGGAATTCGAAGTCAAATTCGTCGGACGCCTCGTCCAGAGCCAACGTCAATCGGAAGTCAACAACATTGTCAACGCTTTATCTATTGCCGGACAAGTTGCTCAATTCAATCCGGAGGCGATCGATAAGATCAACGCCGACGAAACGATTGACGAAGTCTTCGACATCACTGGCGTCACAACGCGCATATTGAACAGCGATGACAAAGTTAAACAGATCAGAGAGCAGCGTGCTCAAGCACAAGCTGCACAGCAGCAACTCATCGAGGCTCAATCAGCAGCTCAAACATATAAAACAGCAGCAGAAGGAGACAGAAATGCCAACGCAGCTCAATCTGAAGGATAAGAACACGATCGCAGATCTGCACACGCAGCTCAAGGATATTGCGAACAAATATCCGCTCGTCATGCAGTTTCTTGAGTATTATTGCGGCTTTACTGCGCCGCTTAATATAAGCGATCCTTATGAGATTTCATATTCCGGCGGCAAACGGGATGTGATTTTAATGATAAAAACTTTAATGAGAGATGACATCTTGCCGGAGCAGATCTCGCAATTCTACGAAAGGAATTTATAAAATGACTGAAGAGATGACAACTGATCCGAATATCGGACAGCCTTCCGAAAGTCTTGGAGGCAACACTCAACCCTTTGACTTTAGCTCGGCATTGTCTGCCGAATATAGAGACAATCCGTCGATCACAAAATTCGGCGGCGACGTGAACAAACTCTCAAAGAGTTATCTTGAGCTTCAGTCTCTTATGGGACAGGGACGCGTTGCTATTCCTAAAGATGAAAATGACGGCGTTGCATGGGGCTTGTATGATAAAGCCTTCGGCATTCCGGACACGGCTGAAGCCTATGAGCTAACCGGAGAAGGTGCTGACTTGGCTGAATTCAAGACATTGATGAAACAAAATCACATTCCTCCGGCAACGGCGCAAAAGCTGCTCGATGCACACTTGCACGAGTTTGACACTTATGAACAGCTCAAATCACAACAAGCGGAGCAGGCACGGCAAACGGCAGCAGCAGAGCTCAAAAAAGAATGGGGCTTGAAATACAATGAAAATATTGAGGTTGCTCGAAACACTTTGCAAAAACTGGCGGGCTCAAGAGAAGAATATGATTATTTCAACAGCCTCATCGGCAACGATGCAAAATTTATAAAACTTTTATCACGCATAGGATCACAAATCTCCGAAGGCTCTCTCGGAGGCTTTGAAGGACAAGTTTCCGGATTTACGAAAACCCCTGCCGAAGCCAAAGCAGAGCTTGACAAGATCTTGAATGATCCGAGTGACGCCTATTGGGCAGGAGCGCGAAACAAGCGCAACGATCCGAACTGGTGCAGACAGAACAACGTTTCTTTCGTTTCTGAAGCAGAAAGAAAGGCTCGCGTTGCTTATGTTCAATCACTTATGCAGATGCAGGGATAAGCCTTAAAAGCCCCCAACAAATAAACGCCCCCGAAAGGACAAGGCATAAAAAACGAACCATCGCTTGAGAAATTCTCCGGCGATTTTTTTTAATTTAATTTGAAAGGAAACGAAAATGACTGACTCTACTCAGTTTGAAACTAGGGCACAGGCTTATTCTTCAATAATTTTGCCTTTAGCCCGTCAAGAGAAGTCAATGCTTTTTGATAGAGTTTTCGTCAAAAACGACTTCACTGGCAAATCTTTCTATCAAGATCAAATCGGCAACTGGAAAATGTCTGCAAAGACTGGCGTCAATGTTGACACTCCGGAAAACGATCCGAACTTGGGAAGAACTCGCATCGACATCGCTACTTACAACGATGCTCGTTTAATGGATCGCTCTTTGAAATTGCAAGAGTTATCTGATCCGATGTCTATGACTTCGGTCTGCATTCAATCCGCCGTCGGCATCAAAATCGACGAAGTGATTTATAATGCTTTGGGTGCTGTTGCTTATCGTGGCGAGACTGGCGCAACTGCTGTCTCTTTCCCGAGCGGACAGCAAATCGCAGCTGACTATGAAACAGCAGGCACAAACACAGGTTTGACTGTTGCTAAATTGCGTCACGCTGCAAAGATGCTCGACGCTGCTGGCGTTCCTGCCGGAGACAGAACAATCGTCGCCGGAGCAACCGAAAAA